GTAAGTGACAAGGGAAACACAACTTCCAATACAATTCAATTTACGAACCCAACCACAGCGTTTACCACGGATCTCGTGTCAAATGTGATCGTTAAACTCGACCAATTGTCAAATGTTGTCATAGGGGAAAAGGCACTCGCCAATGAAGATATGCTTGTGTATGATGGTTCCAACTGGACGAACCAACTTCAAAACCACACATTCCTCTACGCAAAGGCGGAGGAAGTCATTGGGAAGGGTGACGCTGTGTATGCGACGGGTACGATTGGAAACAATACATTCTCTATTCGAAAGGCGCGAGCTGATTCAAGTGCCACAATGCCTGCCCTTGGCTTAGCCTATGAGGCGTTTACCCTAAACCAAGAGGGTCTCATCGTCACGTTCGGCCGTGCCGATGGAATAAATACAGATAATTTCCAAACTGGTGAAACTGTATTTGTCAGTAATGTCGTCGCGGGTGCTCTCTCAAATGTGAAACCATATGGTGCGACTGACTTCATTCAAAATATTGGTTTGGTTGTGAAGGGGCATCCAAATTCTGGTATTGTATCCGTTACAGGTGTAGGTCGTTCAAATGATATTCCAAACGCACCAATCGAGACCACGACGTCGCCGTACGTGTACGTCAACACCGAGAACAATAACCTTCGAAAGATTGTTCCGGCGAATCTCTTGACAAAGCTTCAAACGCTCGAGCAAGTCACGAACACCGGTAATACGACGTCTAATACCATTCAATTCACGAATGCGACGACAGGTCTCGTTACGACGGCAAATTTAGAAGTTGGTTCAAACATTACGGTGCTCGGTCTCACAGATTCAACGAATAAATACATTCCCATGGTAGATACGACCGGTCAGTTCATCCAGTCACCTGTATTCATAACACCCGAAGGGAAGTATGTCATTTCCGCCAGTGAAGCCGAATTCCTTGGTAACATCACGCTCGGTGGTAATACGACCATCATTTCTTCCACCTCGGTCACGATTGAAGACAGAATCTTTGGTGTAGGTTCAAACAATAGCGCGACGGGTCTTGACAGTGGATTCATGATTGAACACAGTCACCTCGAAGAAGGGGAAGTTGTTTCATATTCCAACATCGCATTGATTCACCACGCCGTCGATCACAGATTTGCGGTTGGGTATACACAAAATACATTCACCGATGATCATATTTTATACTATCAATACCCAGATAAAAATCTCTTAATCGATCTTCAAGGGAATGTCCGAGTTCAAAATAATATCACGGTGAGTGAATTCGGTACCTATTATGGGAACGCCCACGGTCTCTCAAACATCACACTTCAACAAGTCACGCAATATGGAAACGTGACCGCGAATACGATTGAATTCACGAATGCGATGAGTTTTGTCGCGAGTGGGAATGTGGGTATCGCAAACACGGCACCCGAACACACGATGGGTATCGGGTCAAATCTCTACATCGATGATAGTGGATCGAATGTGATCCACGCAACCGGTAATGTCTACGCCACGAGATTCATTGGTGATGGTTATTTCTTGTCGAACATCGCATCAAATCTCGAACAAATTGTCACGAATGGGAATGTCACGAGTGAAACTGTATCTCTTTTGAACAGTGATATAAGTCTCACAACGACCGGTCCGGTGGGTGTTGCAAATACGACACCTGATCACACACTCAGTATTGCATCTAACGTGTATTTTGATGACACGGGATCGAATGTCATACACGCGATCGGTAACGTGTACGCGACGCGATTTGTGGGTGATGGTTATTTCTTGTCAAATATCGCATCCAACTTGGAACTCATCACGACGAACGGAAACGTCACGACTCAGACCGTTTCGATTGAAAACGAAACGCTTAGTCTCATCACAACCGGACCAGCTGGTATCGCGAATAACTCACCGGCACACACGCTCAGTGTTGGGTCAAATGTATACATTTCAGATACGGGATCTAACGTACTCGTCGTGGAAGGTAACGTGCTCGCGAGTAAAATTACTCTTGGGAATGTGTCGATTACACCAGCGTACACATTCCAACAAATTTCAACCACAGGAAACACAACTTCCCACACCATTGAATTCAATAACGCAACTACATCCATCGTCACAGCGTCGAACGTGGGTATCGCGACAACGAGTCCTTCGTATACACTCGAAGTAAACGGTGACGCTGCAAAAACGGGTGGTGGTACATGGACGTCTACGTCAGATGCACGTCTCAAAGAAAACATTCAAGATGCAAATTTGGATGTATGTTACGACACCGTTAAAAATCTCAAACTCAGGCGTTTCAAATGGCGAGACGATGTTGAAGGAATCACGGATAAAAACGTGATCGGTTGGATTGCACAAGAGGTTGAAGAAATTCTTCCAAAGTCAGTAAATACCGTGGATGAAAAGTATGGACTCACAGATGTCAAATTCTTAAATGCGGACCAGATTTACGCGGCGATGTTTGGTACCATCCAGAAGCTCATCGAAGATAAAGAACGGCTCGAAGCACATGTGGCTGAGCTCATGAAAAAATAAGACCTGTCTCTTATGATATTTACACAGTCAAATACATTAAGGCACACCCCAAATTATAATCCTTATTTAAAGTAACAATGCCGAACATCGGGAACACGGGCGTTTTTACGAATGTGTATCTCAGGAAGGTTGAGGAGACAACTCCGAACGTGGCTCAGAATGTTGTGATGTCTTACGACACGAAGAGTCACCAGGTAAAGGAGCGAGGTACCCAGTTCGTTGAGGCTTCAGTCTACTTAGGAGACGGCGGCTTACTCTCGAATCTGAGTTTCAATCAGATTGCATCGACATCAGCATTCGTGCCTTCAACGCTTATTTTTAGTAATACGGAAACATCATTCGTGACGACATCGAAGGTTGGTATCGCGAACACAACACCCATTCATACGTTAGATGTTGGATCAAATGTTTTTATTGATGATACGGGTGAATCAAAACTTGTTGTACGTGGGAATGTATTCTTAGAGGGTAGAACAATTGTTTCTGGTAATCTCACTACTTTGGGTGATACGCAATTAATCTACGCGAATATTACCGTCGTAGAAAACCCACTAATAGGATACGGTATTCAAAATCCCGGTGATCTTGGGTATGACCTTGGGTCGTATCTCATTAGATCAACCAATGGTGCGAAATCAAACGTCATGGCAATTTATAGAACCCCTGATCAATCTGGTATTGGTTTTGAGGAATATGCGATTGGTTACACACAATCAGAGCTCGTCGCAAAGGATATCATCCCAGATACATCAAATAGCATAAATGTACACGTCTACGGGAACGTGACGAGCGACTACTATTTCGGTGACGCGAGTACGCTCTCGAACATCACATTTCAACAGATCAGTGACTCCGTCTCTGGTAACGTCACGACACGGTCGATCAAGTTTTCAAATGCGACGACATCTTTGGCGACAACGTCGAACGTCGGTATAGGTATAGATACCCCACACGCACGCCTCGATGTGCACAATGATTCACACACATGGACGGTTCGTGTCGACCGCGCTGATAATCAATCAACTATCATTCACTTCCGTGAGATTGAAATCTTTGACATCGGTGGACGTAAAATGGTGATCACGGCATCGAGGCAATCGAATTTACCCGGTAGCTCATTATATCGTGCGTCGTCGAATGCATACGACGGGAATTTGAGCACAATCGTCCAAACCGATGGTACAGCCGACGACTTTGTTGAATTTGATGTCGTATCACAGGTGCCACCGGGTTTTATTACAATTTATAACGTGCAAGGTGTTGTGAGTGGTGATCTTACGGGGTGCTCTATCATAATTAGGGATGAAAACTCGAGTGAATATTACAATCGACCCATTACAGAAATATTCGAAGAGAGGGAGTTTGTTGTAAACCCGAGTATTCATTATGAACCAGTGATTCACGCATATGGTCAAACACTTTCGAATCTCGTCACGAGTAACGTGATTACTGCAACTGGTCGTATGGGTATCAATGGAAATAAGGGTGTGGCTGTGAGTGGTGATCCGTCGTATGTCGAGTATTCCCAATTTCACATCACGAGTGAAGATGGTGGACTTTCCGCGCGCATGGGCATCGACCAAACCGTTGGACCAAATGGTTCTATCTTTATTCAGGGTTCAAATAACTTTAGCACCGATAACATTAACCTATTACTTCTTCCCAAGAATGGTAAGGTGGGTGTTGGTACACTTGTTCCGCAACAAGAACTTGATGTCGACGGAAACGTCTTTGTGAATGGACGTGTGACGTTTGGGAGTGTCACTCGACAAAATATTGATTTGTATGGAAATACGTATGCGATTGGTGTGCAATCGGATAATCAATACTATCGATCATCTTCGGGATTCGTGTGGTTTAAGGGTGGTTCACACAACGATGCCGCGCTTAACCCCGGACAAAATGGCACGGTATCCATGGTCATCGACCAAAATGCCAAAGTTGGTATTAATACGGCGACCCCGCAAAGTCAATTACATGTCAACGGTGATATCCGAATTCAAGACGAACACCCAACCTTTAGATTTATTGACACGGATAACAATCAAAATGCCTACATTCAAGTGAATACAGAAAAGATGTATTTCGGTAACGCGTTCACGGATGGCACGGAATCCAATATCATGACGATTAACCTCGCAACATCAAATGTGGGTATCGGTACGACAGACACCGATTCAAAGCTCATCGTTGTGTCAGGTCCCACAGCACAGGGAAGTCTCACACGCGCGCTAAAATTGAAGCGCGGTTATGCGAGTACGCAACCAGAACTGAATAATGTTGAAATGACACTGATGCCAAACTATAAAAATCGTGAATATGCCTTTTCTAAGATTCGTTCATATTGTCACGAAGAAGTCGTCGGAACACCCAATAAAGATCGCGGTGCATTACAATTCATCGTCGGCTCCAACGAAAATGTGAACGGTGTTCCGGCGATGACGATTCTCAACAAGAATACAACGAATTTTGTGGGTATTGGTGTGACACAACCAACAGCGAACCTCGATGTTGGTGGTGACATGAAAATATTAACCGATATGACTTTCGCTGCATCGACGCGTCAAAAGATTAACTTATCTGGTAGTGGATATGGTGTCGGTGTGCAAACGAACACGCAATATTTCAGAACACCTGGGAACTTTGCGTGGTACAGAGGTGGTTCACACACGGATGCCGAACTCGGCCTCGGTGGTGCGACGCCATTGATGGTCATGACAAGTGCCGGTCAACTTGGTATCGGTACGACCCAACCGACAACTGGTTATGAACTCGATGTCGTCGGTGATGCTCGTGTGCGTGGTCATCTGCATCTCGATGCGAGTGATGCGCTTTTGAATGTGTCTGGGGTTAACGCCGCGAATTATTCAAACACATACATTTCATTCGGTCACGGGGGGTCGGTAAATGACTGGGCCTACCTTCGTCAAATTGGTACGGAAAATGCTATTAAATTTGCACTCGACTTTCACGATGAAGTGAACGACGCAGGTTTCGTGATTCGAGATGTGAACTCGACCGGACAAAACCCGGATGTCATCACGGATCGATTTGAAGTGAAACGAGGTGGTAATACGTTTATTAATGGTAATGTTGGTATCGGTACTCAACCCGACACAAACCGTCTTGCGGTGAATGGAAGTGTTGAAGTCGGTACAAGTAGCATTCTCAACTTTAAGAATTCTGCCGGTGAGAAGATTCGTTTGTACAACGCGGGGGCTGATTCCGTAAACTTTAGTGTTTCGCAGTTACCGAACGAACTACGATACAACGTACCAACTGGATACAATCATGTCTTCAGAATTAATAACAGTGAAAAATTTAGAATCAATGAAACTGGTGACTTTAACGTGTCTGGTAACGTGTACGTTGGACAAAGTGATAGTACGGTGGGTCCTAAATCGATTTTATTTGGTGGAACCCTCGGTGATAATGGCTATGCGAATACCGTGATTGAAAACCGAGTCTTCGATCAAGGAAACACGGCATCCGAACTCTTACTCTTCAAGGGAAATGACACAAAAGATCGCATTCGCCTTCGCGCGGGTGAGATTGTTTTTGATACGAAAGCTACGGGTGCGTCTAGAACCGCGAATTCACCGGTCATTACAATCAAAAACAGTGGATTCGTTGGTGTTGGTACCACGACACCGACCGAACAAATGCAATTGACGGGTGCTTTACAGATAGGAAGTACCCGTATGCGTTACACAGCCGGTGATGGTCTCGTGCTCGACAAGGTGGGTGGTACGAATAAGTTCCTCGCAGATGGATACGTGTCTACGGGTGGTACGAATAAACTACTCACCACCGGTCTCACGGCAACTGCGGCAACTGTAAATGGAGACACTGTCATCACTGGTAATGTTGGTATCGGTACGAATGCGACATTTGCGAATAAACAATTATACGTGAAAGGTGATGTACGCATTGAAGGAAATATTCGCCAAGGACCATTCTTTGTGTCGATCGGTGAAGGTGCGGGTGAAACGTCACAACAACCCTACGGTATCGCGGTTGGTTACAGAGCTGGTTACATTTCTCAAAATAACACGACTGTAGCACTTGGATACCTCAGCGCATTCCAAGGACAACAAACAAACGCAACGGCGATTGGTTACCAAGCTGGTGAAACGAACCAGGGAACAAACGCGATTGCCATCGGTTTCAGAGCTGGTCAAACAAATCAACACAATGACACGATTGTACTCAATGCAACAACCAGCGCACTCAATACGACGAGGGCGAACGCGACATTCATTCGCCCCGTGCGAGCGGCGACGGCTGTATCAAACATCGTTGGTTACACACAAGACGGAGAACTCATCGATATCACGACCATGAATTTCAGTAGTGGGGGTAATCTCTCAACTCCGGGTGCTATCACAGCCGCAGCGTACTACGGGGACGCCGGTTTCTTGTCTAACATCGGTGGTAACTTTACAAACCAAATCACATTTTCAAACACTCAAACTGGTTTCAACTCTGTAATTTCCAATTATGGTATTTCTAACGCTTCACCGATACACACACTCGACGTGGGTGCAAACGTCGTCATTCAAGACACTGGATCGAACGTACTCACCGTACGTGGAAACGTGCTCGCGAGTAAAATCACGCTAGGAACAGTGTCCATCACACCAAGTTACACACTTCAGCAAATTACGACAACAGGTAATACTGCATCGACGACTTTACAACTCACGAATTCAGGTAATTCTCTCGTCACCAGCGGACGTGTTGGTATTAAGACGTCGTCACCGACATTCGATCTTGAAGTGATTGGAACTGCGGCAAAAACCGGTGGTGGCACGTGGTCATCGACGTCTGACAGACGTCTCAAGGAAAATATCATCAATGCGGATCTTGATCAATGTTACGAAACTGTAAAAAACGTACCACTACGTAGATTTACATGGAAGAGTGGTATTGAAGAATTTAGCGAACATCAAAAGGACAAAAATGTACTTGGTTGGATTGCTCAGGAGGTCGAAGAAGTCATGCCTAAATCGATTGAAACCATTGATCAGAAATACGGCATTCAAGATCTTAAATTCCTAAACCCAGATCAAATATACGCGTCGATGTATGGCGCTCTTCAGAAAGCCATACAGAAGATAGAGCATCTCGAGGCCGAGCTTAAAAAAATAAAATGCTAATATAGTATAAAATGTCTGGTGGTATTGCCCAACTCGTGGCCGTCGGTGCTCAAGATGCGCACCTTGTCGGTCAACCCGAAGTCAGTTTCTTCAGATCTACCTACCGTCGTCACACGAATTTCTCTCAAACGACCGAACGTCAAGTCATCCAGGGTAACGTGTCGAACAACGGCATGTCTACCGTGCGCTTTGAGCGCAAGGGTGACTTGCTCAACTACGTGTATTTCATGCCGATCAAGGGTGATGGCACGCAAGCGAACACCGTCGCTGACTGGAGTACGGCGATTTCCAAGGTTGAACTTTTGATTGGGGGTCAAGTCATTGATGAACAAGACTCTGCGTTCTCTACGCACATTGCCCCGGAACTCCTCGCGACGAACTTGTCGAAGTCTGTGGCCGGTGGCATCTACCGGGGTGGTGCGAATGAACAATTCTACCCGCTTCGATTCTTCTTCTGTGAGAACTGGCAATCCGCTTTGCCGCTCATTTCTCTCCAATATCACGATGTCGAGCTTCGTATCACGTGGGGTGCGCAAGCCGCGATCCATAAGTGGGAGTGCTACGCGAACTACGCCTACCTCGACACCGATGAGCGCGCCGTTTTTGCGAGCAAGCCGCAAAACATCCTGATTACGCAAGTCCAAAACGCGGTTGCTTCTCAGGCCAAGATCCAAGAACTCAACTTCAATCACCCGATCAAGTTCCTTGCGAGTAACGCACAAGCGGGTGGTTTGATGACGGCGACCAACAAGGTCAAGTTACAAATCAACGGTACGGATGTCACTGATTTCAAGTTTGCATCTCCGAACTATTCGGCGGTGTCTTCGTACTACCACGTGCCGTTCTCCTCGGGTGACAAGAAGTCGTCGCTTTTCATCTACCCGTTCTGCCTTGAAACGTCTAAGCTTCAACCGACCGGTTCTCTCAACTTCTCCCGACTTGATTCGGCAAGAATCGTCAGCACCGAAAACAACTCGTTGGACAAGATCTACGCTGTCAACTATAACGTGCTCCGTGTTGAAAATGGTATGGGTGGCCTCATGTACTCGAATTAAATCACAGGTAATAGTATAATATGTTTTGGACTGTTATAGCCCTCTTAGCCATCGTTTTTGTGCTCACTTACGATCCAAAATCCAGGACGCTGGAAAAGTTTGTGGATGCTAAGCAAGCACCAACGAAAACAGGAAAGGACTGCGAAGACGCACACTACAATGCCGTGCAGTTTGGACAAGCCGCATACGAATGTGCACCCTCTAATAGAGTAAAGATGGGTGCAATTGTAGGTGCTTAAAAAAATACATCGAAATGTTAATAGAATGATGATTCCCTATGATCGTGAAACTATGCTCCTCGTAGCTGTAGTCGTATGTATCCTAGGTAGTTTATACATATACAGAGAACTCAAAAACACGAAGAATGAAGTTTCGGAAGTGAAGGCACACTCCGGACAAATGGCTCAATACATCAATGCTTTGTCTTACTACGAAGATGAACCCGAGGAGGAGGAAGAAGACGTCGAGGTTGAAACCGAGGATAAGACCAAAGAATTGGGCGATTTGTCGACGAAATAAACATATTCATTAATTGTAACTTGCTAATGAGCAATGAAAAAATACAAAGCAATCGCGATCCCAGTGACGTTTGCTGACGGAAAACCAAGGTTTTTAACCGTCAGGGACCGTCGCTTCAAGGATTGGATATTTGTGACAGGCGGGTGTCGTCGTCGAGAAATATTCAATCCCCTTCGATGTGCTCTCAGAGAACTCGAAGAAGAAACGAGAGGAGTGGTGGCACTCAAAAAAGGTGAATACACAGAATATAAATTTATAGTCAAGGAGAATGCAACGACAGAACTCGTATACAACGTATTCGTGTTCTTCGTTGATTACTCTAGAAATGAACAATGTGGACTTATTAAAAAGTTCTATGAAGAAAAACAAAAGACACAGTTGAAAAAACAAAACAAACAACCCATAAAAAAGACGTTTGATGAAAACGATTACATGAGCTTTGATACCCTCGAGGAGTTCAATGTTCGTAAACGATGGACTCGAATCATCGATAATGTCATAAAAAATCCAGAGTTTTACGCGTGTGTTTCAAGCATGAATAGAAAAACATTCTCTATTAAGTAGTGATGAAGTCAAAGGCGTATATTCTCAGACAAATTAAAGACCTCTTTATCGATAACAGGGCGTTTACACCCGAACAGGCGGATGAAAAGATTGAAGAAATTAAAGACATGAAAGTCTATGAGCTTTTAGTGTTAAAGAATGAATTATCTTCAAGTGTAGAGTTGCAAGACCTATCATTTGTGACGTCTGTGAGTAGGTATTAAAAAATAGACGCGTATACAATGTAAGTATGTTTAAACGTTGGTGTTCCCAAAGGGGGTTTACTCATGGAAACCAATTATCACATGTGCTCATGGACGGTGGAGTCCTCTCCGTGCCATTTGATAAATTGGACGAGTTTTATACAAAGTATGTAGAGTGTGTTCACCGTGGTGAAAAGGTTTATGTCGTCGAACAAAAGACACCGACGTACAACTTTTTCGTCGATATAGACTACAAAAATACAGAAGCCTTGAGTATTGAAGAGATTCAAGACATATGCAAAGTCATATGTGACAAAGTCAAGCGTCACGGTGGTAAAGAATGTTTGATATCCGTATCAGAGCCTAAAAAGGCTGGTAATCTCACAAAGACGGGTATCCATATGAATTGGCCAGGATTTGTCGTGAATCAGGTGTCAGCGGTGGCGCTTCGAGAACACATCCTCGTGGCTTTGTATACCGCTAAAAAGTCGATCGATTGGAATGAGATCATAGATTCGTCCGTATACGGTGATGTTCAACGACGTTCAAAGGGAAGTGGATTTCGTATGCCATGGTCACATAAAAAGGCGAAACATGACACATGTGAAGGTAAAGGGTGTGACGGGTGTTTAGGGAGTGGTAAAATCACACAAGGACCATATCTTCCAGTGTTCGTATACAAAACTGGACCACTCAGTACACTTTTACGCATAGACCAATTACCAGACAAAGACATCCTAGCCATGTCCGCGGTTCGTACAGAAAACCAGGAATTCGTACATGTTGAGAGTCCTTCACGCACAATCAAAGAGGGATCGTTTACAGATGTACAGACGAAAGATGAACTTCACGACGAAGAGACGAAAATGCTCGTCGAGGATTTCATTAGAAAGAATCTCGAAGGACAGGGTGACGCACACATTACAAAACTCTTCAAATTTAAGAATCAATATCTCGCGTCCACAACGTCAAAGTATTGTGAAAATCTAAAGCGATCTCATGGTTCAAATCACGTATGGTTTTACATCAGCGGTGACAAGATCACACAGAAGTGTTTCTGTCGATGTGAAACACTTCGAGACCGTAGAGACGGATTCTGTAAAGACTTTTGTGGACGACGTCATGTACTCAAGCCTCAGATCGTTGAACGTTTGTATCCAGAAAAGGAAGATGTGAAGCAGTGTCCGAATATAAAAACAGAGAAAAAGGGAAAAATTGAGATTGATTACAGTGACGCGAAGACACACGTCGAGAAGTACATTCGGTCGTGCATACCAAAACGAAATGACATCACAGTGATTAAAATTTCAAAGGAAGGACAAAAGTACATCGCCGCGACGACTTCAAATTATTGTGAATTGGCTAAAATTGATCACGATAAGTTTACATCATTTAGGATTGAAAAAGGTAAAATATTTCAGGATTGTCAGGTGTGTCGGAAAAAAGGTCGTGTATATGCTCTGAATACGAAATCCATGGATGCATTGTACCCAAATAAAAAATAGCATGTAATTACAGATATGGCGTTTATATTACTTGGTGTTGGTATACTGCTAGCTTCAAAACTCGCCTTTAAAGAAGAGTCAGAAGAAGACCCGTTCACCGATCTTAAGCGCGAAGCCCATCAATATTCCGGCGTTAATCCAACTGTATTCATGCAATTCATATCAAAGTTTAATTTGGCGCAGAGACACATGTATGTGGATGTGCGTACGGCTCAAAAGTATATGCTTGAATCACTCGATAGTCTTGAAGATATCGCCTTATACGCCGAATCTGGAGATTATGACATACAGGAGCCTATTCATGAACTCACCAAAAGGATTGGGTACGCATTCGAGAACCGACTCATAAATATTGCGATCAATAAAGGTGATGTTCTTTATCCAAAATACTTAAACAATAGAATCAATTAAAAAGAAAATGTCTACCACAAGGACTCGCTCAGGACGTCAAATAAAGAGACCGGAATTGTTTAAGCCTACTGAAGAAGATCTCATGGATGATTACGATGAAGATGAACACGATTCTGATTTTGGTAGTGATATTGACACTGACGAGGAATATGATTCCGAAGATGATTCCGATATGGATGAAGAAGATGAAGAGATTGATGAAAATGGAAATCTTAAGGATTTTGTCGTGGATGAGTCCGAGTCAGATGAGGAAATTTAGCTTAAAAAAAAGATGATTTGTATAACAAATGGAGACGGATATAGGAAACCCCATTGATTACAAGTCTGAAATTGAATCGTTAAATAAAGACTACGATAACCGTGATGATTTTTATGACGAACGACAGGACCATGCATATGGTCACCACATGCCGCCTCCCCCGCCGCCACCCGTTTTTCCGGGTATGCAACAACAATGGCAACCGATCGATGCAAACAAGACTAATGATGTGTTTTCATCCATCGATAAGACGGCGTATATTATTATTTTTGTAGCTTTCATTTTAGGATTTTTTATGGGTAAAACCATGCAACCAGTCATCCTCAGACCATCCTGAGGTTGGGAATGGTTCGAAATCACCGATATCACCCGTCGCCGGTTCCGTGAAATATGCACGACTCACGACAAGTGGGTCTTTTAGCAATTCTAACCCCACTTCATAAGCAGTATCACTTTTGTTTTTTCTCTTTTTGTACAAGGAAAAAAACAAAATAAATAGCGCCGCGACGATAGTTAATGTAATAATATTAAGAATGACGCTGAGCATATTACATTACACTCATAATTTTTTTACGCAGACGTCACTTCCTCACCTGGTTCTTCATTCTTTTCCTCGATCGTCCCATTGGTCGAGGCTTCGGCTTCGGCTTCGGCCTCGGCCTCTCGTCTCTTTCGTCGTTCCTCGACCTCGGCAGCCACGATGGCATCCGCTTCCTTGACGAGATCTTCCATTGATGCATCCGGTTTTTCTTTTTGCAATCGTTCCAAGACTTCGGCTGGGTGACTGATCGGTGCTTCGTCTGGTTTCGTGTAATACTTGGAGTTTTCATCACCAGGTTTGATGTACGAACCATCTGCACGCACAGACATCATGTCCTTCTTGCGATCTTCGAACATCCGTGCCGCTTGGATTTGGTTTTCTCTGTAACCTTGCATGATTTCTTCAAGTTTTTCGTTTTGATAATGCACATCTTCAATCGCGTCGCGATCCGGTGGAATCAATAACCACTTGTACATGTCGACGACGTAAATGTCAAACGTCGAATCCTCCTTTTGAAGACGCTTCGCGTGGTTTGCAGCTTCATCACGAGTCGCAAAGGCACCACGGATCTTAACGCCAAATTTATCATTCTTTTGAGGGCATTCGGGTCCAATCACGGACAAACACGCGAAGAGTTGTCCCGGAACTGTCGTGTAATCTTGTTCAAGAGAAGTCATTATAGTCTTGATACGGTATTAAACTTTAAGCCTTTTGAGTCACTAAGTCGTTTAAAAGACTGAGAATAGTAAATATAAATGGAAGACCTTCGCAGAACGCACAATGATGCGAAGCGTGCACTGATTCAGTCAGTCACGAAAGAAGGCTACCAAATTCTCGATGTGGGGTGTGGATTTGGTGGGGATCTCCAAAAATGGCGTGCATGTGGGGCAAACATAAACATGTGTGACCCAGAGCCATCAGCACTCGAAGAAGCAAAAACACGAGCAAAGAATATGAAAATGCGTGTGAATTTTTATCACGGTGATATTTTCAATTGTCCACACAGACACTTTGATATCATTTGTTACAACTTTTCACTCCATTATATATTTCAAACACGTGATATGTTTTTTGATTCTATACGCGAAATACGGAAACGTATGAGACCCGGAGGGCGTCTCATCGGTATCATTCCAGATTCGGAAAAGATCATGTTTAGAACACCGATGACGGACAAGCTTGGGAATTTTTTCAAGATGAGACATCCAGGAAATGGCGGATTTGGTGAGAAATTGTTCGTACATCTCGTCGATACACCGTTTTATGCCGATGGACCGCGTTCAGAACCTATAGCATTTAAGGATCTCTTAATCACACATCTAGAGGAGTTGGGATTCAAACTAGAAATATGGCAGGGACTTGAGGGGAATCCAATCTCAGAACTCTATAGTAAATTTATCTTTGTATATAAGAAATGATAGCTTGGGTTTTGCTCATCATTATTAACTTTGTGATATTCACATATACGCGTGAACCGCAGAGACTCATCGAGGTTAAAGAAAAATACAGGCGATTGCGTGAACACTTAGCTGAGACGAATAACGAGAAATTCAATATGTTGACACGGTGTATTCCCATCACGGCTATGCGTAGAACTCGTGGACCGATCGGCTACAATACGAATAAGGGTGTTGATATTGGTTTGTGTATTGATGGTCAGAACTCGAATCAAATCTTTCACGTGCTCATTCACGAACTCGCACACGCGACAGTACAAGAGTATTCACATTCTGAAGACTTCTGGACAAATTTTATAGAACTCCGCCAAATATGTATTGATCTTGGAATATATGAAAAGATCTCGTCAAAGACAAAGTTCTGTGGTCAGTACATTCAGGATAAATAATCTTTACTACATTTATATGAAGACTCCAGTGTCCCTCGTTGCAAAAGCAATTGGCTTATGGGCCGCTGTTATGCTTTTGACTCAGACACCCCTGTTCATCGAAAACTATAACGCCCGCCTCGCGTTAATGACAATCGTTATGCCAAACGTTCTTCGATTGATCGTTGGAAATATCCCACAACTTGCGGTGGATCAAAAGTTCATGTTTATTGCGTCTATTTTCTCATTCCTCCTGGCGTTCGCGTTTGGGCGTGTAAGTAAAAAGTCACAAGAAACCGTGACGGAATACGGTAAAGACACAAAGAAAACACTGCAAGGTAGTGCATTATTTGTGACCACTTTTACGTTGGGTGCGTTGATTACCTATTATTCGGGTATTCATAAGACGCTCTACACTCAAATGGGTTGGGAAACTGCGAACAATGCAGCAGCCACGCAACCCATGGCATCGGCGATGAACGTTGTGAATTATTAATTCTTCACGATATACGTCTTTGTGAGGTAGAAAATCACGGCAGCGACGAGACCCGTCGAAGCCAATCCAACCGCACTTCGAGAGCCATTCTCACTCAGAAACTTGGGTACAGTACTCGCAAGCTTCTCCTGGACCGGCCTACTCACAGCGGCAGCCGCACATACACCGGCGATCAAGGCAAACAATTGATCATCCGTCAAATTCATAATATTTTTACTCGTTGGTTCGACCTTCTTTTCTTCGGAATGCGCCGGTGCTTGGTGCATGGGCATTTGCGGAGCCGTCGCGAGGACGCTTTGCATACGCGGTTCGGCAGTCATCATCGGCGGAGCCATGATATCCGGTGCCGCGGAAGCATTGCCCATAAGTTCGGAAATCGGCGTGGAATCCATGGTCGTTGTATCTTTACTTTGACTCATATTTTTTTCATGTACGTTTTCTTGCACAAACGTAGTCGATGGGTTATCGAGCGAAACCATACCATCATCCTTATCATTTAGGTTCATCGTTCGTATGTCAGACATTTATATAGCCTGAGTTTTTTGAAACATATGAGTGACGCATTTTCATTTTCTTTTGATTACAGTGAGTCGAGTCTTTTTTGTTGCATTCTTTGCATCATCATCCTTCTGCTGTGAGTATTTAGGATTATACATTTTCCTGTGTGCTTGCCATAAACTAGGACCACCAACTCTAAAATTCTTACGAACTGTTGCCTTATACCAAAAAACACAGTCCGTAATCTTGTTAGATTTTACAGTGTTATCGAGTACGAGACATTCATAGTTTTCTGTACATTGGTCCATGACCTTACAAAACATATCAAACGACGGAAATATACCAAAAAAAGATTTATACAGTTTTTCTCTGTTTTGTATAATGTTTTCCCTGAGTATAAATACGTAGTCTACATTTGCTCTAAGTGCTGGTGGAAGATCCATGACATACTGCATCGTCAGCATAAAGAAGATCTTCCAGTGCCGACCATTCATGAAGCACTGACGAATACACGTATCCTTAAGGAACTTTGAGTCATACATACAATCATCAAGAAGCATAAATGCACCACAATTATCTTTACCCGCACCCACCAGTTTGCGTTGCCTGGCCATCACACGTTCGATCGCCTCTCGATCGTAATCTCCGTAAATGAATAAATCTGGAATAAAATCTGAATAAAAGTGATTTCCTTCCTCGGTACCCGACAAGACTATCCCGGCTGGAAGATGTTTTTTATGATACATAATGTCTTTCACGAGGGTTGATTTCCCCGTGTTACGCTTACCTATGAATACACACACCCGATCGTCGCTCATATTCTCGGGTTTGAATTTCCTCAGTTGAAGATTCATTCTACTGTAGTGAACCGTTTTATTTCGCAAAATTTTACTCACATACAGTAGATATGTCTGGACGTGTGAGACTCGCTGTCACTGGTATCCAAGATCAATGGCTCACGGGTGAACCACAATTTTCCTATTTCCTGACATTGTTCAGACGACACAGTAAATTTGCACTCGAACAAATTGAAAGTCCGTTTGATGGTAAAATTGACTTTGGTGAAATTATCGAATGCCGTGTACCACAAAACAAAGGTGACTTGATTAAGAACATTTCCCTTAAGATAACCTTGAGTGATCCAACACCAGACGAGAGTAATTTAATCAATAACCTCGTATACGTGCCATCTGTGTGTACGGAACTCATTGAATATGCAGAACTTCTCATCGGTGGACAGACGATTGAGCGAATCACAGGAGAATACATATTCATGCATCAACAATTGTACAATAATGATGACGACGTCGCACAGTCGCTTTACTTTTTGAATAGTCATGGAAACTATCTTGGGTATCGCGACGACTACACATTCTTCATTGATTTACCATTCTTCTTCTATAGATTTCCAAACTTGTCGATTCCTGTGTGTGCATTGACGAAACAATTGGTCCAAGTTCGTTTGAAGTTGCGACCGCTTAATAAGATTGTTCGAGACACGAAAAATAACATCATCCCCTCGAACGTGACGGCGTCGATTAAGAATGTGTCTATGGATACAGAATTTGTATTCATTGGAACGGATGAAAAGAATTATTTATTGACTCGCCCACTTGAGTATGTGATTACCCAACTTCAAATGTCACAGTTTGTCATGCCTTACGGTGTGGATACAAAGTCGGTGATGCTTAAATTTCAACACCCAGTCAAAGAAATGTATTTTGTCGCACAAAACGAATACTATACCAGCAATAACCTTCCATTAAACTTTGAAAAGATTGATAATGTTGAATTGAAGTTTAACGACAATCAAATATTTAACGCTGATCATAAATTTATTACATACCAACAACCGTTTGCCCACCACACGAACTCACCAACGGTGCTTGGTGTTACAGCGGTTAATCCAATCTTCGGTGTGTATTCATTCTCCGAAAACCCACAAGTCGAATACCCAACAGGTCAAGTAAATATGAGTCGTGTATATCATAAACTCTTTACGATTAAACTCGACTCGACGACGAACGGTCCAAACACGGTTCGTGTCTACGCAAAGAACTATAACGTTCTGTGCATTCAAAGTGGATTAGCTGGTTTAAAATTTTAACCCTTTATAGTAGTAATGGCTGGTAGACTTCAGCTCGAGACAACCGGTCCACAGGACAGGTTTTTTACGGTTGAACCGCAATTTACATATTTCACGAAACGGTTTTCCAGACATACAAATTTCGCGAAAACATTCACGAAACATGATTTTGACGGTGTACCCGAATTCGGAACCACACTTCGTAGCCGGATTCCGGTTAATATTGGAGATCTTTTAAAAACAGTAAGTTTTGAAATTGAACTCGACGCGATTCCGAATGCTTCGAGTAGTGGTATTGGGTACGTCGAGTCCATCGCGCATGCCATGATTGAATACGTGGACCTCATCATCGGTGGTAAAATAATACAACGTATTCCGAGCGATTATCTACAAATTTACTCAGAACACAACTGCACACAGACGAACCAGACCGCTCTATCCAAACTCATTGGAAAGTATCCAAATAGACAATCATCTGTGCGTGTCGCTGATCCAACCATCATTGGTTATCTCGGTACGGCGACTACACGTGAAAAGTATTTCGTCGATGTTCCTTTTTACTTTTATAAAAACCCAGAACTCGCGATACCTCTGTGTGCCATCGACAAGCAAGAAGTCGAAATAGAGGTAAAGTTTAGAAACATTGAAGATGTCGTCGTCGACAACACAAAAATTCTCTTGAACAACGTGACTTCCTATGCATCACACACGACTGCTGGAATTGGCTATGAAGTTGGTAATTATCTTCAAATTGGTGTCGATATCGATGGTGAGGCGATTGGTGATGAGTCGGGCTTTTCAGTGGCGTTATCAAAAGATGGATCCATCATGGCGGTCGGGGCGCCAAATAACGACGCGGTACCGAATGATTCCGGACATGCGCGGGTGTACCAACTCGTCAATCAGACGTGGACACAGTTAGGATCGGATATAGATGGAAGTGTTGCGAATGATTTCTTTGGTCAGTCGATTTCACTTTCATCGAATGGTACTATTCTCGCAGTCGGTGCACCAGATCATAATTATAATGGCATCTCGAATAACGGTCAGGTGAAGATCTTTCGATGGAATGGAACCACGTGGGGAAGTGGTGAAGCGATAAATCCAGTGATTCACGCGTCAAATCTAAACTTGAACTTTGGGAATGCGGTTGATCTTTCGGATGACGGGAATACGATTGTCATCGGTGGTCGTGGATATGCGACGTCGCAAGGTGTTTTCTATATATATAAATACGAAGAAGGTGCATGGGTACATAAACATACTGAACTTGGCCGGGTAACAGGTGATGCACTCGGATACAGTGTATCTATTTCGGGTGACGGATTGCGTGTGGCGAGTGGCGCGAACAATCCAGATGGCACGAGTTATTTCAGAACGTTATACTTAAATTCAATCACACAAGAATGGCTTCCGCTTGGTGACTACATCGAAAGTGAAAACCCCGGGGATGAATTTGGATTTTCCATTAGTTTTGCGAGAGATGGTCACAGACTCGCTGTCGGTGGTCCGAAGAATTCAAGCTCTCGGGGTCACGTGCGTGTGTTTGAGTACGTCAATGGTAATTGGACACAACTCGGATCCGATGTTGACGGTGAAGCGCTGGGTGATCAAAGTGGTACCTCGGTCGCACTATCAGACGATGGAAGTATTCTCGTCGTTGGTGCAAACTTGAACGACGGAACTGGTACGGATGCGGGACATGTGCGTGTGTATACGTATGGTTTGAGTGGTTGGGCTCGAGTTGGTAAAGACCTCGACGCCGAAGCCCTTGGTGATGAACTCGGTTGGTCCGTTGCAGTTTCAGGTGACGGGACGCGCGTTGCAGCCGGTGCAAAATCGAACGATGGAACTGGTACGAGCGCGGGTCATGTTCGTGTATATGATCAACTGAAACGATCCTATCTCGAAAATAGAATTAAAAAGTTCAACATGAACCTTGAACTCATCTTTCTTGAAAGCGCTGAACGACTCAAGATTCAACACACACGGCGAGACTTTGTGATCACACAGCTTCAGGAGAATGCATTCAAAATTCCAAAGAGTGTTCGTGACAATACGTTTAATTTATCGTTTGTAAATCCAGTCAAAGAACTCTTCTTCGTTATTCAACGCGAGAATAAACGTAAATTCTCCGATTTTGTGAGTCCGTTTGACTATGATAACATTTACGTGGCGGTTGATAATCGTCTCTTCTTTTATGAAAACCTTGTGTCTCTCGATTTACGTCTCGACGATGAACAAATCATCTCAGGTGAAACGGGTAAATTTATGTTTCTAAAGGCACTTCAACCTGGTATTCACCACGCAAAAACGCCTCTCATTCGACGATTTTATTCGTACAATTTCGGATTTGAACCAGAAAAACCATACCCCACAGGTCAGAAGAACTTTACACTCATCAAGAATCAAACCCTTAAAATGAATGTCACACCAAATGACACACACGACCGCGATTTACGTGTATACGCCCTAAGTTACAACATCCTTCGAATTATGGATGGAATTGCACAAACTATTTTTGGAGACAACTAATAAATGAAGACTGGTTTTGATCTCAGTGATACGGGTAACGATATGTATGAAAGTCATTTGAAAACTATCATAGATATTGTGACACCAGTCATCGAAAGGGCTATCATCCTTTCATGCGAATATGCAAAAGCGTGTGGAAGAGACGCAATCGTCAGTAAAGACTTTGAATACGCTGCAAAATATTGTGCCATGCGCACAGTTGGACAACATATTGGAAGTTACTTTCCTGAAATTTACGAAAACATTGATGACGAAGAAGACATCGACGATATTGACATCATTGACGATGACAGTATTGAATTTGTAAGGTACTCAGGAGACGATCCAGCATTTAAAGCCATTAACGAGACGTATGACGCATGGGATTCGTGGGTACCACAAAGTCCGGTAGAAGAGCTCTTAAAAAATGCTATTAATAGTAATGAGCACTGTGGAGGGATGGACCACGAATGAATTTAAAGTCATCGATGATGATAGTGCCTCTGATTCCGATTCGGATAGTGACAGCGACAGTGATACATCCAGGACGCGTGGGTATAAAAAGACAGAGTACAAAAAAATTGCACTCGAAGAAGATCTGCTTCCCGAATAATTTCTGTAAGTATAGTATACTATACAATGAAGCAGGCGATCGATGCCGTCACCTTGGTCACCCAGGAGCTTGAGTCCCAGTCCCTTAACGCGGTCGTCGCCGGTTTTTCCTTCGCGGCCGCGCTTGCGTGGATGGACTTGGTTCGATTCTTGATCAACCAAATCGTTAAGGTTCAACGTAACGGTGGTATGCACTACACGTTGACTGCCTTGTTCACGACGCTCTTGTCGGTGACCGTGTACTTGGTCATGTCGCAAATGTCGTCTCGTGTTCGCAAACCCCTCCAACCGGTCTACGCGGTTACGCGGGCGTAATCACCTGTGGTTTACGTTTCGTGAGCATCAAAGCAATGATGCCAACAAAAACAATCAAAGCTATGGACGCATACTCTTTCCATCTATAAGGATTCTCCAATTCGGGAATACTTATTGGTGGCGGTAACTCCGTTTTTCGATCAACTTTAGGCAAACTTTCGAGTTTATCAGTAGATCCTGTAATTTCAAATTTAAGTACGTGATCCTGGTTTCTAAAATCATAGGGAATGAGTCGTCCGTGACTCATATAGAAGAACTCGACACATAACTCGTGAATAGAACGTTGTGGTCCAGAATGAAATTCATGTGTTAATGGATCGTCGGCGCCTGTGTGTATGATTTCACCATTTTTCGTGAGAATACGTCCCGTATAAAAAGGTGTATTTGAAAAGACAGTCTTGTTAAATTGATCAGAACCAGAACTCACGCGAACGATGATTGATGTTGGTCCATTGAGATTCACGGCGCCTGTAACGATACGACCATTTGATGACGTATAATCGAGCGACGCGAGTCCTAATACTTGATGGGGAGTGGTGTTTGCAGATGCATTACTTGTGTATCCATATAGACCACTTCCAAACTCAAACGTGAAGGTATTTGAGTCACCGACATTGGAAAATGTGAGAGCATTCGTGTCATCGTCATAGATGACTGATGTCACATTAGATACGGGTGGTGCGAGTTCATTTAACAAATCCGTCGCGAGATCATGTGCATTCGAGTAGTTTGTCTCATCGAGCACGACGAGTGTTCCATCCACGGTAAATGATTTATTTGCGGAATGAATGAGAAGTTGTGTGTTTGGGATTTTTGCTGATACGAGCGAAATCTTTGAAACGTTATAGATTGGACTTTTGAGATTCACGACGTAATTCGATGGCGATGGGTACAAGGTAGCATCTCTTTCACTGCTATCTATGTCGAGGCTGTAGACCTTCATTAAAATATAGGTACAAATATTTTAATGATTGTTTTACACGGATATCTATATCAATTTAATAGAAGCGTTGAGCCAACGGATTATTCGTGAGTTGGTTCTTCGCGACATCGAGCTCATTGCATCTGGCGTTGGGATTTTCGTTACCCTTATAGGCGTTGAAGTTGTAGTATTTGTCATTGGTGTATTGTTGCGTCCAAGCACCGTTGGCAGCGTTCATGCGTCCATCAATTCGCGTGGTATCGGCACGAACACTCGAAAGAACACCACCCTGCTTCAAGGCTGTTTCTCTGACATTCATGCGTCCAGCATTACCCGCTCTGTTCGCCTTACCACGACGATCATCTGCACGGAAACCATAGTTTTGGAGTTGTTCTGTGGTGTATCCCGTGTGGCCACGTTCCTGGGCGATCATGCTACCCGGAGCGTTCCTGTAACCACCATGGAAGTTATGAATACCTGGAGCCGGTTGATTATTGTACTGGTATTGGAATTCATTTGCATCAGACTTATTACGTGTCGGGTCTTGAGCCATCGTTCCCAATGGAATGAATCGCTTGGCTGGGGCATTTTCAAGACCATCCGTGCGCAAACCAGTCTCCGATCTATTGGTCGTACGCTTGGTACGTTCGTGCTCTTGACGAACCATGCGTCCACCCATACCCTGTGCGCGACCCGGCATTTCTGGGCGTCGATTCGGAAGAAACGCCGTCTTTTCTGGCATGTTATGCGTGACCTCACCAATGAGGCCGTGACGACCACCGGAGATATCGTGTGCCGGACCAGATCGACCTGGAAGCGTAGTCAAACGGTATTCACCGACATTCACCGGATTGACACGGAAAAGTTGTTGGTATCCTCCATATGCGGGAACGTTCGGTCCAACACCAACACCCGGACCAACCATTTGCTTTTCAATCGGCGAGAGGTTATTCATACGCCCTTGGTCATACATACGGTTTCGCATATTCAAGATTTCTTGGCCACCGCTTCGCTGTTGTGGAGCGATGACCGCAAACGACGGGGTTTCATTCTTCGGCTGCACGGAAACGGGTGCCTCAAAACGATTTTCTCTGAATTCCGGAACTTGATCAGACAAGAGTGGTTCTTGTGGTTCGGTGATGAGACGAGGTCCCAGTTGAACAGGTTCAGTGTCCTTACTGAGGGATCGACCCGCATACACCAAGCCAGCTACCGCTAAAACTGAGATGGGATCAGCCATTCTTACTTCTTGCTAATATTTTTATTGTGGTATCTTTGGTTAAACAAGCCATTCTGAAGATCAGCTCGGGTGCTCGTCGGTTCATAGGTCATAGACTGAAGCGGAAGCTTACATTCAATGTTTTGAAGAGGGAAAAAGTTACGTTCGTGCGTCTTCACCAAGAACTTGTTGAACTGTGACGTCGACTGCGGTCTGAGTTCATCACTCGTGTCGATGTATTGCGCTGGGGATCCCTTACCAGCCATATATGGCGCCGTGCCATACAACATGGTCTGGGGTCTCGAACCATAGTTCAACGTACTCGGTTGAGGGTATACGAAAACGTCATCCGTCGCGCGGTTTGTCGGGATTGCCGGATTTTCAACGAGCGACAAGCCAGGTTGGAGCTGATATGCCATTTACTATTAGATAAGAATATTTATCGTCTGTCTCCGCTGAAATCTAATCCCGAGAAAGCGCCGAGCTGAGCACCTCTCGCATTGGGGTTGCAAGCACCCGTGTCACTTCTACATAAGGAACGATGCTTATCACCGTAACACCATTCGGCAAACGCCGTTTGATCACCTGGAATGGAGGTGACCGGTCCACTGACAAATTGTCGAGAGGCGGCACTCTTTTGATACATGGGAAGTGGGGATCTCGACCTCCCTGCATCATAGGGGATGCGATCATCCACAAAACTTCGAACAATAGGTCGAACCGACGAGTAATCACACGCCGGTGGTCTGTTGGGGTTATCAGTAATGTCCGTCAATAGAACATTCGCCATCGGATTATCAATCGACGGCATCTGACACCCCTGACCACCAAACATCGGTCGTCCATAGGTCTCCTTGATCATCTTCGCCTTGTACATAACATAAAGAACACCGAGAACGGTCGCACCTAACACAAAGACACGAACATCACGTCGAATCAAATAAAGAAAACAGGTCGCGTAAATGACGAATCTTGAAGCGGCATTCACGCGTTCTTCTGGAGATTGTTTATTGGTTGGCCAGAATTGCAAAACCTTATCCGCCTTGATCAACTCTTTAGGGTCGTCAAACCAAGCCTTCATTTATATAATGTAAGGTTTATTTTTTCATAAGGTTACCAAACATGCTGTTCATGGTCTTCATGAGTGCAGCTTCGTCGATACCCGTCCCATCGTCACCCATTTTGTCTGCGCAATCCTTTGCGATGTTTTCAATCATACTCAACGTCTCTGCCGGAATAGCGGTGATCGTCGTTCCAAGCATGTAGAGCGTTTGGAGATATTGCCAGATCGCATCCTTCGTGTTCGTCGAGAGGGACGCCTTCCAATTGTCCTTGAAATTCAATTCACAGAGATAATCAATTTTGTTGATATCTTCGAGAATGAACGAATCATCCTTTTGTGAAATCTTATCCGCATACGGACTGATTCCAGTCATAAACGTATCGACAGCCATTCTCGGATTCGCATCCTTGAGAAGTTCAAACTGAGTCATGAATTTTTTAATGCCTTTCTCCTGTGGGAATGTCTTGTGCAATTCCACAAGAAATTGAGTCATCATGTCGTTAAAAGCAGAAACCGACGCCATTTTAATACTATACCCTCAAAATCTTTAAGTCTAAAAAGGTTCCGTTGAAATCGACTCACGTTGACCGATACCGTTCGAAACAATAAAATAAATAAGAATGGCGTTGAGTGCCGCCGGCTTCGTGTACTGAGCCATTTGAAGCTTACCTTCGTTGTTGAGTTGCGCCTTCGCGTGAATGTAGATAACCGTGATGAGTCCACCGATCAACGCAGCCCAAACGGGATCTCGAAGATAGTCGGAGAGTTCCATTTAATTATAGCCAACTTTTTTTGTTCTGCGTTCTGGAGCGTCCCCGAAAAAGACGTTTTCGTCTTGAGTCTCGGCTTCAGGTTGGGGGTATGGGTCCTGAACATTATTAATCGTCTTGAACTCGTTATCGAGTGGGGAACCCATCGGACGCGCTAATTCTTCGACTGGTGCGATGTCTTCGACGTCCGCCGGAAAGGCTCCTCCTTCTGGTTCAGCTTCGGCCATCGGCTCAGCCATCGGCTCAGCCATCGGCTCAGCCATCGGCTC